CAGAAGAGCAAGCTGCAATTAATGCTGATAAAATCGAGTTTTCAAAAGACAAGAACTCTGACGACATCTACATTATAACTTTACTAGAATTGATGGACGTTTTAGAATATCAGAGTAGGATTGTATGAAAAATAAGCGCATAAATATTAAAGTTGCCAAGTCTGAAAAATAATGCTACAATTTGAATACTAGTTTAGTCGCTAGTTGTGAGATACGATCCGCCTTGAAAAAGGCGGATTCTCTTTATCTGTGGAAAACTCTGAAAAAATCTTCAAAAAAGTATGGAAAAACTATTGCATTTAGCTAAGTAGTTAGCTATAATAAAGATAGTTAAGAAATACTTAACTAGCGACTAAACGAAAGGAATAATAAAATGGAATACGTCGGAAAAATCATCTACAACAACGTCAGCCGAAAGAAGGACGACAGTAAGAATCTAACAGTAGAAGATCTAGTAGGTCATGAAATTGTAAAAGAAACCGAAAAAGCTGTAGCGATTGAATGGTGTGAAGATGCGGCTGGTTATCATATGGACGGAAACGACTTTGTTGGAAACTATCGCCGAACTCTGAAATGGATTCCAAAAAGCGTTATCAAGACCGTCTGTGGCGATAAAATGCTAATTCCGTACTGGGTAATTTAACCCTCAATCCGCCCTCTGAAAATGGGGGCGGGTTTTTTGATGTCTTGACTTTTCTTCAAATATTTGCAATACTAGTAATGATCACACATCAGGCATGCCCTCGCAAGAGGGTCCTATTAGTCCCTCGCCAGCGCGTTAGTCTGGAGGGGGATTTTTTATATTCCCAAAAAAATAGGATTTTTC